TGCCAGTCGTTTTTCCCTAGTATTTCAGCTTGAGCGATTGGATTAGCGTAGTCGAATTGAGTGCGTTTGTCTCGTTATGAGAATGAGTGTGGTTTTTCACGGTGTTTTCGCTATGGCACGGCGTTTGCTTGTGTCGTCAATCTGTTAGTGTGCAAATACCGTGCCAAATTCGTAAACGGGCCGGCCCCTTTGCGTAAAATCGCCCATTGCGGCATATATCCGCAAAGTTTAGATATTACATATTGCGTATAAATAGGGATAGGCCGCGTTCAAGCGGCCTATTACCAGGAGCGATGGAGCCAGCAAGCCGCATAAGCGGTCAATGCACGTTAAAACTCGCAATCGGACCAACCATCATATGGCAGGTCATCGTACCAGTCGCAATACGGTTCATCGTCGTAGTCGGTGTAGTCGTCGAAGCACTCGTCGTGTTCGTGGGCGAAAGCGGCGTCGAGTTCTCGATTGTACTGGTCGAAACAGTCCGCGTGAAACGTCTCGTTTCCGAGTCGTTCGACGTTATGGAATTCGGAAATTTCAGCTTCGCAGAACGAGCAAACGCACATGATAGCCTCCAGAGTAAGAGTGTCAGTCGAACAAACCCTATAGATGCACATACCGTGCCAGTCGTTTTTCCCTAGTATTTCAGCTTGAGCGATTGGATTAGCGTAGTCGAATTGAGTGCGTTTGTCTCGTTATGAGAATGAGTGTGGTTTTTCACGGTGTTTTCGCTATGGCACGGCGTTTGCTTGTGTCGTCAATCTGTTAGTGTGCAAATACCGTGCCAAATTCGTAAACGGGCCGGCCCCTTTGCGTAAAATCGCCCATTGCGGCATATATCCGCAAAGTTTAGATATTACATATTGCGTATAAATAGGGATAGGCCGCGTTCAAGCGGCCTATTACCAGGAGCGATGGAGCCAGCAAGCCGCATAAGCGGTCAATGCACGTTAAAACTCGCAATCGGACCAACCATCATATGGCAGGTCATCGTACCAGTCGCAATACGGTTCATCGTCGTAGTCGGTGTAGTCGTCGAAGCACTCGTCGTGTTCGTGGGCGAAAGCGGCGTCGAGTTCTCGATTGTACTGGTCGAAACAGTCCGCGTGAAACGTCTCGTTTCCGAGTCGTTCGACGTTATGGAATTCGGAAATTTCAGCTTCGCAGAACGAGCAAACGCACATGATAGCCTCCAGAGTAAGAGTGTCAGTCGAACAAACCCTATAGATGCACATACCGTGCCAGTCGTTTTTCCCTAGTATTTCAGCTTGAGCGATTGGATTAGCGTAGTCGAATTGGTATCATATCGTCTCATTGTGAGAATGTGCTTAGTTTTACGAGAGATTATGATGGGTTGTGTCATCAAATCGTTACAGAGCAAATTATATGCCAAACGGCGGCTTTGTCAAGGGGGTAGGGGGTGGGTTTTTTCAATTGCGTTTTTGTGCCCGACCATGCCCGAAAAAACGCCGGTGGTCTATTTCCACTCTTTCCTAAAAATAACAATATGCAACTTTCTTATCGCCCCATAATGCAACTTTATTCTCGCCCCCGGTGTATCTTATGTTATCATGTCTCAAGATAAAGATTACGCTAGATTTCTGAAAAAAATAACCATAGTAGAGAACCACTGGATATGGACAGGCACTCTACAAAAAGGATATGGTCGCTTTCTCGTAAATGAAACAAATTTATTGGCCCATAGATATTCTTATTCTAAAAAATATCCCGATATTATTCAGGGCAAACTTCTAAACACTTGCGGCGTAAAGGCTTGCGTCAACCCAGAACACTGGACAAATAAAAAGAGCCACGGTTTTAAGGCCGAGGCTCTCAAGTGTAGAATTTTGGCTCTTAAGGAACAAGGCTTAGAAGTGGCTGATATTGCCAGACAACTAAAATGTTCCGCCGATATTGTTAGGAAGCGTCTACGCGAACAATGTTAATGCTCTTAATAACTCCCTTGTAAACGCCAGGAATAGTTCCATCGGCGTTTCTTAGGCCCCATACTCTTAAGGTAGCGTTGGTGGTTTTATTAACCCACAATCTGGCCTTAAGGGCTGGAACTGAGGTTGCCCAACGGTCAAAGGTATAAGCCTTGCCATCAGTTGTTACAACGGTAACTTTATAGTGCTTTGGCTTTACGGCCTTAGCAATACACTTACCGGCTGTAATAAGTGGATATGGCGGACATGCTGGGCATAGTGGGCGAGCTTCTGCAACACATGCGGTTGATAATAGAAGTGCCAAGAATGCAACTAATTTCTTCATTTCTATACTCCTTTTAACAAGTTGGGTGTATAATACTATTATGATATACACTAAAAATATAGCAACGGAGCTAAATACTTTGGCTACCGCTGAACTACAGGAACAAATTGACGCAGAACTATCTGCGCCCGACCCTACTAATATAGAGGCTTTTGCCAAACTTATCCATGAAAATTCCACCGAACATGACAAAAGAGGAAGTGGAAAAAACGATAAACAAGGTTGCAAATAAGCTTGCCTATAAGTTTAGTTTTGGTTCATTTACGCCCGAAGACATTAAACAAGAAGCCTGGATTTTTGCACTAAGCGGACTGGAAAGCTATAAACCTACACTTCCACTAGAAAATTTTCTAACAGTACATATTAAAAACCGACTTTGTAATTTTAAGCGCAAACATTATAGGCGCATTGATAAGCCCTGTTTAAACTGTCCCGTTAAGGCTTATCTAAAGTCTTCGGATAGCTGCAAGATATTTGATAATAAAATGGAGTGCGAACTATTTTGTCGCTGGGAAACCAATAATACTAAAAAGGAAAACATTGCCAAGGCTTCTGGCGGCGATACTTATGAAAGCGCCAATCATTTAGACCCTATAGATTCTTTATTCCATAAAGGCATTATTGAAAAAATAGATAGGGCCATTTCTGTTCAGTTAAGACATTTATGGCTAAAACTTAAAGGGGGCGGCAAACTCTATAAAGAAGAACATGAATTGCTGCGTAATGAAATTGTTTATATTTTAGAACAAGAGGGAATTGACCCAGAATGTCTTTAAAGCGCGGAAAATTTAGTACAGAAGAAGAAGGAATTGTTCTGGAAAATTTCAGAACAAAGACCTTTGCTGAAATTGGCGATATGATAAATCGCTCGGAAGAAGCTGTTGAAAGCTATCTAATTAAAAGGGGGCTTTTTAGAAAGTTGACGCCGGAAGAAGAAATGGACAAGCGGCGCCTTATATCCATTCTTCATTCTCTGTCTTATTGGTCTACTATTGTAGAATCATATGATGAGGGCGAAGTTCTATATTTTGAAGATAACTGGGCCGACCTATATAGGCAGCTTAATGAAGATGTATCGTATAGCGAACACCTATTTATTAAAGACTGGTTGATTGTTGAACTAGAAAAAAGGCGTGTTTTAAGAAAAGAAAGAGAGTCCCTTGAAGCAATTAAAAAACTTAAGGCCGACATACAACTTGATATTGAAACGGGCGGTTATGACCCAAGAGAACTGGCGCTGAAACAGAGCGATTTGGCAGCTAGAGAAGCAAATACCAAGGTTTATATTGACAGCCTTGAAAAACTAAATAAAGATATTCGTTATTTTACAGATAAAATTAAGGCCGACCGCAGCAATAGAAGGGATAAGGAAAATAGCTCAGACACATACTGGGGCTATGTTGCAATGTTAGAGAATGAAGATTTTAGAAAAGAAGAAAATTATAGGGCTGATTTATTAAGAATTGCCGCTGAGAAAGAAAAAAAGAAATTGGGAGAGTGGCACCAATATCGAGATGGGGTATTAGATTTACCTATTCTAAATACAGATACATATAAGGCCGCTATGGAAAGGGAAAAGGAAAAATGAGAAATGCAGTAATCTTTGGAGCGAATGGGCAAGTGGGTAGTTATTTGGCTGAACTAATGGTGGCCGAAGATGTTGATGTTATTGGGGTTGTAAGAAGGACAAGTACTGATAATTTGGGCAGAATTAATCATTTGAAAAATAAAATTGTGTTGGTAGAAGGGGATATTACAGATATGGCATCTGTATCAGGAATCATTACAAAATACAAGCCCACCTATATCTTTAATACTGCCGCACAATCTCATGTTCATACAAGTTTTGAACAGCCCCTTTTTACATTCCAAGTTAATACTCTTGGAGTAATTAACATTTTGGAGTCAATAAGAAAATACTCGCCCCATAGTAAATTATTACAGTGCGGCACATCTGAACAATTTGGCAACAATTGGGAATATGATAGGTTTTCTGGTGAGGAAGAAATTAAAATACAAACTATGTGGACTCCTTTTTGTCCAGATAGCCCGTATGCTGTCTCTAAAGTTGCCGCACATGAATTAATTAGAATATATAGAAATGCTTACAATCTATTCTTAGTTGGAGCCATAAGTTTTAATCATGAAGGCCCTCGCCGTGGAGATAATTTTGTGACCAAAAAAATTACTAATTATGTCAGAAAACTAAGAGATAATCCCGGCATGACAGAAAAACTAAAGTTGGGCAACATTCATGCTTCTAGGGATTGGAGTCATGCAAAAGACATGGCCTATGGATATTGGTTGGCCTTAAATGCTAAAAATCCTGATGATTATATTTTTTGTAGTGAGGAAACTCATACTGTTAAGGAATTTTTAACCGTCGCCTTTGGTGTAATTAACATTAGTGATTGGACTAAATATGTTGAAATTGATGAAAAGTTTCTGCGTCCAATTGATGTTGAATATTTAAACGGGCGCTGTGCCGAAACTAGAAAGAAACTTAACTGGAAACCCACATACAATTTTAAACAGCTAGTAGAGGAGATGGTAAATGGCGATTAGCACAAATGGGATTGTACAACTTACATCAACATGGACTCAGCGCGAAACAGACTCAATCAACGCTAACAATATTGTTACTGATGCTGGGCAACTAGCCTATTCATATGCATATTCTAGTGGAACTGGAAGCGGAACCGTTAATGAAGTTTTTCATGCTTTGGCTAGATTGGGTTCAGGTAGTGGAACTGGTTTTAATTTACAATCTGCTGTGCAAAATTATTTGGGTTATTCCGTATCAAAAACCTTTACTGATGTAAATTCTATTACTATTAAAAATCACTCTACTATTTCTGGCTATAATTTTACTGTTAATGTTAATTCAGCTAGTGGTTTTAGAGAACCATTTGGATATCCAACTGGTTCAATTAATATTAAAGCTGGAGACTGTCTTCATAGAAATACGCTTATCACTCCATTTATAGTTGGCACTGGTAGTAGATATATTGGTATTACTGATGCTGGTAGTGGAGCTACATTTGAATTAATAGTATTAGGTCATCGTTAATGCGCGATTATAATAATCCTGAATATAAAAAGTTCAGGACTGATGTTAAGAGTAGGGATAATAGGCAATGTCGTTGGCCAAACTGTAATTGTAGAAAAAAGTTACAGGTACATCATATTCTTCCTTGGAGCAAATATCCATATTTAAGATTTAATCCAATTAATGGAATCACTTTATGTAAAAAACATCATAAAGATATTCGTGGTAAAGAGCTGTTTTATGTTAAGCTGTTTTTGGATATTATAAAACAATGAGTTATAAATTTGACATTGTAATTGATACTAGAGAAAAGATAGAACATGCTCTTAATTTTGTTAGTTCTAAAATTAACAATATATATAGGGAAAAACTAGAAACTGGAGATTATTCCATTAAGGGGCTAGAAAATATATTGTGTATTGAGCGAAAAGCATCACTAGCTGAATTTTATAAGAATATTACAGAAGCTCGTTTTTGGAATGAAATGCAGCGTATGGGTAATTATAAATATAGATTTTTGATTCTACAATTTACTACTTCAGATATACAAGCCGTTCCATATAGTTTAAATGTTCCTAAATCATCTTTAGTGAAAATGAAAATCACTCCGCAATATATTTTTAGATGTATATCGGACATACAGGTAAAATATAATGTTTCTGTGATATTTGCAGATAATAGAAATATAGTGGAACAAATGATATTAAATGTTATGAAGAGAGTTTATGAAGCTGAACAATGAACTTATATCCTTATTAAATAATGCATGGTTAGGATTAACATCCGAAGATATTAAAAATGGCAAACTAACCCATCCATTAAAAAAACATACTTTAGAAAGCGAATATCCAGGTATTACGCCGTTGATGGCTATGCGTAATCCGGCGTATTTCGGTTATGCTACAAGTACGCTTTTGAATTTAGATATTCTGCCTTTACAAGCTTGTATTTTAAATGAAATTTTTTATCGTCCATTCCCAATGTTAATTGGTTCGCGTGGTCTTTCTAAAAGCACAATGTTGGCTATTTACGCTTTGATGAAAATGGGCTTAACGCCGCCAAACTCTGCTGGCGGCCCCGGCGTAAAAATTGTTATTGTTAGTGCTGGTTTTAGACAGGCTAAGCAAGTTTTTCAATATGCAGAAGAAATATATGAAAATTCAAAAATACTAAAAAGTATTAATGGGCCAACTGATAGGTGTGTAACTAGAGAAAATGATAGATTTTCAATTACTATTGGGAAAAATACATGTATTGCTATTCCAATTGGTAATGGAGAAAAAATTAGAGGTTTACGCGCTAATGTTATTTTAGTAGATGAGTTTAGTAGTATTGACCCAGATATTTTCCAAACAGTTATTCAGGGTTTTGCTACTGTGTCTGCTGGTAATCCTATTGATACCGTTAAGGCTAAAGCTAAATATCAAAAGGCAAAAGAACTTGGAATTGATATTCCTCCACCAGAAGTTAAAAGCAACCAAATTGTTATTAGTGGCACAGCAGATTATGAATTTCAACATTTTGCAGCAGAATGGAAAAAGTATAAGGCCATTATAGAAAGCGGTGGGGATTTAAGTTCTGTGCAAGAAATAGCGGATACAAAAGAGGATTTAAAGGCAGAGGATTTTTCTATTATTCGCATACCATATGATTTAATTCCAGAAGGCTTCTTAGACTCTAAAATCGTTGCTAGAGCAGAAGCAACCAATCATACTGGCACATTTAATAACGAATATGGGGCAATATTTAGCAAAGACAGCAATGGATTCTTTAAGCGAAGCCTTATTGAATCTTGTGTTGCAAGTCCAAGGAATGTTGATAAACCAGAATGGCCTAAACATATTGGAGTTTTTGACCCATTAACGGTTGGTAATCCAGATAAAAAATATGTTATTGGAGTTGACCCGGCTTCGGAAGTGGACAATTGCGCTATTGTAGTTGTAGAAGAGAATCCAACTTATGCTAAAGTTATTTATTCTTGGACAATTAATAAAAAGAGATTTAGAAATTTAGTTCGCTTAGGCTTTACTCAAGAAACAGACTTTTATGCATTTGTTGCTAGAAAAATTAGGTCTTTGTTAGTCGCTTTCCCATGTTCTCATATTGGTATTGACTCTCAGGGTGGAGGTATAGCTGTGATGGAAGCATTACATAATAAAAACAATATTGAAGAAACTGAACAACCAATTTGGACTATAGTAGATAAAGATAATCCTCAAGATACCGATACCGAACGCGGTTTACATATTATTGAGCCTATTGTATTCGCTAAGTCGGAATGGGTTAGTGAGGCCAATCATGGCTTAAGATTTGATATGGAATCTAAGGTTTTGGTTTTCCCATTTTTTGATAGCATAGCTTTAGAAATTGCTTTTGTTAAAGATATGGAAAAATTTGGTGATTTTGAAAAACAATATCCTGGCGTTGACGCTAAACCATATGACACATTAGAGGATATTACATATGAAATTGAAGAACTAAAAGATGAATTAAGTACAATTACTATTAGTAGAACTGGTACTGGTTCGCAAAGTAGGGATAAATGGGATACGCCAGAAGTGAAGGGTAAAGATGGTAAAAAGGGCAGATTGAGAAAAGACCGTTATAGTGCTTTATTAATTGCAAATATGATTGCTCGCCAGAATAGAATTAATAAAGGAGTTATAGAAGCAAGCTCATTTGGTAATTCTATAGATAAGGTCACAGGAAAGGCAGGCGAAATGTTCGACCGCATTCCAGATGACATTAGAAAAGATTATGAAGATTTTCTAAACTCTCTATAATTTGGTGTATTTTCTAATACAATTACAATACGTTTACCTTAAATCTCTTTAAATATGGCAAAAAATTATCCAGCAGAACATGTAAATAATGAGGGTTCATATTACTTAGTAGGCTCTAAGGATGTTCCTCAAGAAACAATATCCAAGTTTTTGGATGATGCTTATAAAGAATTTGGTGTTACATATGGTAGTAGAAGATATCAATATGGTAATCTTACTCCTAATCTTTCTGGTAGACCTGGACTAACTCGTTCTGATTATTATGCTTTTCGTCCAGACGAAAGAATACCTAAAAAGCATAAAGACATTATTCAATTTACAGAAGAGGTCTATGAAAGAAATGGTCTGATTAGAAATATTATAGATTTAATGGGTGAATTTGCATGTCAAGGTATTAGAATTTCCCATACAGATGAGCGCACTCAGAAGTTTTATAAAGAATGGTTTGATAAAGTAAACGGTGAAGAACGCTCAGAAAGATTTATGAACAATCTTTATAGAACTGCCAATATTATTATTCGTAGACAAACTGCAAATATTAGCCTAAAACAAAGAGCGGAAATGTTTAGGGCTTCTGGTAAACCAGATATTAAAATAGAAAAACAAAAGATTAGCAAGGCAGAAATACCTTGGTCATATACATTTTTAAATCCTGCTACTGTTGATGTGATTGGTGGCGACATAGCTTCTTTTGTTAATAAAAAGAAATATGTTATTAAATTTCCAACAAGCTTTCAACTTCAAACTCCCGGTCTTTATAAAGAAGAATCGGCCCTATTTAACTCTTTACCAGCAGAAATGAAAGAGGCAATTAAAAGTTCCAGTTATTATTTATTGCCAGATGATAAAACCTTAGTGTTTCATTATAAAAAAGACGACTGGAAGGCTTGGGCTAAGCCAATGATTTATTCTATTTTAGATGATATCATGGCTTTGGAAAAGCTAAAATTAGCTGATATAGCCGCATTAGATGGGGCCGTAAGTAATCTAAGAATTATTAGAATTGGCAATTTAGAGCATAATATTATTCCTGGCAAGGCGGCAGCCCAAAAACTAAAGGAAATTTTACAATCACATACTGGTGCAGGAACTATAGATATCATATGGGGTCCAGATATTGATTTAATTGAATCTAAGTCAGAAGTATATAAGTTTTTAGGCGAAGATAAATATAAGCCAACTATGAACGCCATTTACGGTGCTTTTGGTATTCCTGCAACATTAACTGGCACTGGTCAAGGTGGTACTACTAATAACTTTATGTCTCTTAAAACTCTAATTGAAAGACTAGAGTATGGTAGACAAATTTTGTTAAATTTTTGGAACGAAGAAATTCGCATTGTTCAAAAAGCTATGGGCTTTTCTAAGCCAGCTATCATTGAATTTGATTATATGGAATTAAGCGACCCGGCAGCAGAAAAAATGTTATTATTGAATTTATCTGATAGAAATATGATAAGTGACGAATTGCTACAACAGAAATTTAAACATAGTCCTACGCTTGAAGAAGCTAGAATCGCCAGAGATGATACTAAGCGTGGTTCTGTTAAGCCTCCAAAAGCTGGTCCATTTCATGACGCCGAACATAACAAGGCTTTGGAAAAGATGGCTGTTCAAAGAGGCTATTTAAGTCCAGAAAAGGTTGGCGTTAAAGTTACCGACCTTGAAGATAAACTTAAATCTTTTGATAAAACTAAAAACGGCATTCCTGGGCAGGGTAGGCCCAAAAATTCTAAAGACAAAACTAAAAGAAAACAAAAGAAGTTTGTGCCAAAAAGCAAGGCTTCTTTGGAAATATGGGCGTCGGCTGCTCAAAATGCAATTGCTGAATTTATGAATCCACTAGTTTTAGCCTCTTACAGCAAAAAGAACATGAGAAGTTTGAGTAATGTAGAATTTAATACGAGTGAAAAACTTAAATTTGGTGTTCTTCTCTCTTTAGAGCCTTATAGTGTTTTGGATAATAAAGTTATTGAGAATGCTTTTTCTAATTTAAAAAATATAGATAAAGGAATCTATACTAGATATACTAATTTATATAATCAAACGTCGATTGATATTGGAAGGACTCTAACTGTAGAAGAATCGCATAAATTACAAATTTATTTATATTCGGAGATGCAAAATGAAGATAACGGCGACATTTGATACAGAGTCAAAAGAATTAACAGTTACTAAGGATGGGGCATCTGTTGAAGGCGTAACAGATGTTTGTT